ATGGCTTTTTGTTTTTGCTTTTCGTATGTATCTTCAATTTCATTTTTCAACTCTCTATCTTCTTCGGCATATGTTTTCATTTCTGCCTTCTTGTCCTTTTCAAGTTCAAATAGACGCTTGGTTAGGTTATAAATCTTATCTTTTGCCTGATCTGTTGTTAATGGTTTAGCCATATGTTTATATTAGTTAAATTTGTTCTTTGCTTCTTGTCTATCAATTTTTGGTAGAATGAATCCCAACTTTTTATTTGGCATATTATGCCCAACAAATTCATCATGGCGATGAATATTGAATTTTTCTCTACCCTTCCAATTTCGGAGCATACTATCGATACCGTCTGCCATGTTTTCACACATTTTTTCAGCACTCAAACCATTTGGTCCAATTAGCCACTCGCGACCTTTAAGTCCTCTTGCCTTGCGTGCTTCTCTACCAACTTCATACCAATGCATCATAGCTACAGCGGCGTCTTCCCAACGAGCATAATCAGCGAGAATATATGGCGTGGGAATACTACCTTGAACCATTCTTGCTCCCGGAAATATGGGAGTTGCCCAAGTGCCATGATTTTTGTATCTACCATCTGCATTTGTACCCCAATCAAGATTGAATTCAACAGGCTTTCCATTCTCATCTGTAAACCCACACTGATCCTGCAATCCTCCAGTTACTGTAACGATGATTGGAGTCCCAGCCGAAATGCTTTCAGCAGTTCCTAAACCAAATCCTTCATTGTCTGAAAGATTGATTGTAACATCGGCAATGTTATAATACTGGTTCAGTCTTTCTGGCATGATCTTATCTGTACTAAAGATCACATCATAATCTGGACAAAATGCCGTTTTGCATGCTGGTAAATCTGTTCCCGCTTCGTCTGCTGTATTTGTATGCATGAAGAGAACACACTTCTTTGCTTCTTCTGGAGAAAGACTATCGCAGAAATTTCTGTACGCCAGCATTATTGTTGATGTTTGCTTACGACGAATGTTTCTATTGTTATAGAACAATACAAAGTTATAATCTTTTTTGAACAACTGCTTTCTCAATACACCAAGTTCCTTCAACTCTTGATCGGTTGTGAGTGGACGAAATGTTTTTGGATTAATTCCGTGAGGAACATATGTTACTGTAGTAGGATTGTTTAGTGCAGTCCCGAGTACACCCTCAATAATATTTTTCGTTTGCTTGCTGATGCATCCAATCCAATCACAGCTTTCATAGAAAGCCCGATTGTACATTGGATATGGCAAGTCGTCCCAGATGCTGTAAAATCCAATCGGCATACGTTGGCGAAGTTCACGTTCCATTTGATACAACCATGTCCAAAATCTTGGATCAGTAAAATGAATTAAACCATCTGGTTTTTCGAGATTAATGACCTCGTTCAGAATTTCAGGATTGCCATAACCGTCCACTGGATATAAACGCACATATGCATCATTGATGCCAGCCATTTGATTGACTGCACTATCAAGATTCATTATCTTTCCCTTTTCGGGATGTTGAATACTACCAGCCAACTGAACCCAGTTGTATTTACCAGCTAGACCTGTTACAAACTCTCTTGCCATTGTGGCAATACCAGAATGCATTCTTAGGTCATCGCATAGGAGTATAATTTTCTTTCTGTCCTTTTGAGGAATATAACCATTTACCATATATAACCTTGTATTATGATTTAAATCTTATGTTTGTCAATGATTTAAAATGCCGAACCGCTAACTTGTAGAGCGTTGGTAGAATCAATCTTTGCTTTGAATTCTGGGTCATTTGTATACAAATAGACGCAACGATTTACTAGTTTTTGCAGTGTCATGCCGCTGCTTACTCCAGCCTCTTTAAACGACGTATATTTGTCTTTGAAGATATGAATGCTGGTGAAGCTTGTTTCGTGATTTGATTTTAGTTTCATATATATACCTTTCTTCTATATACATATATATGAACAACAGATTTTGTGATGTATAAAAACTATTTATGTTTTTTATATCAACCCTCTTTACCGTTGCAGTATAACTCACCTTTATCGTTTTTAAGAGTTTTAAAAACACAGTATTTACAATTTTTGCGAGCTTTACCGGGGTTTTTAGGAAATGGCACAGAAGTATTATATTCACCCTCTTTGGTGAATCCACTATTTATAAAATCTAGGAAAGTAGTTTCAACTTCCTTCATACTCATCTTTCCATCTGGAGGAGATATTCTTTGAATTCGCTGTTGTGGAAATTCAACATTTTCTAAAAGTTTTCTCTTGACAACAAAGAATTCAACTTCTATGTCAGACATTGGAACCTTGAACATCTGATTATAAAAACGCTTATACAAAAGTAATTGATCGATCTTTGTTCTATCTGCTTTCTGATATTTGTTCCAACCATTAGTACTGGTTTTAAAATCAAGAATCAAAATCTTCTTTGTATCTTTGTCTCTAAATACAATATCAAGAAATCCTTTATAAAGTATAGTTCCATTTCGCAACGGAATTTCCAAAGGAAGCTCAATACCTACCAATTCATATTTCTTACTTGGAAAATGTTTACTACGCTGTGCATAACTCAAAACGTGATCAAGAATAACTTTACCATCTTGCTCAAACTCAGATACAGTGGATGGTGTAATTAATCCAAGAGAGTCAAACTCGCCTTCAGCAAGCTTCAACTGCTCTTCATTTGCAATCTTGAGTTCTTTTAGTCCTTCCTCATACTCCTTCTTGAATAATGCAAATGTATCCAATGCATCTGCTTCTGATGTTCCTACAGTATATAATAACCTAAGATACTCTTGAAGGGCTGCGTGTATACCTGTACCAAACACAGTATGTATGCTTGCTTCGTATGGTGCTAATTTGTCTATATATGATAGCTTCCATTGTTGTGGGCATTTCAACCACATAGCATATTGGCTAAAACTTACCGTTTTTGGTTTCTTTTGTTCTTCTGTTTGAAGAACTTCAGTTGGATTGGTTGAAATTTGGTCGGTTGACATAATTGAAATACTATATGGGGAAAATGAGATGTGTCAATTCATTTGAGTTTATATTTATGTAGAACAACGCATTTTACACTATGGAACTATATACACATGTTCTACAAAAAACTGGGGTCTTGAAGACTTTTACGGTGGCAAAAATTGTGAAGAAAAAAGACATCGAGGATCTCAAAAAGCTCATCAAGGAAATTGCGTCAGATGAAAATGAATACAAGACTTTATTGGAAGAAGAGCTTTCTAAAATATCAAACATGCACGATAAAGCTAATCCAATTCCGGGAATCATCTACAAAACAGAAGATTCAGATAAGCGGCAAACGATTTTGGCATTGACGAAAAAAATTTCAAAAGCTTTGAAGAAAAATAATTTCAGCAAAAAAGAATTGGCATTTTTAATTTCAGCCATAATCACAGAACTAGAACTTACTCAAGAAGATTTTGTAAATCTAAAAAATGAACTTGAAGAAGAGACAAAAGATGATTATGATAATAATGACGATAGCGACGAGGAATATGAAGACTAGATCAGTTTAAATTTTTCAATAAACTCATCAACATATTCATTTAGTGTAGGATTCATTAAAAGCTCCACTTCATTCATCTTACCTTCGTCTGGCCACTCAACAATGTGATCAGCTGCGCGTTTAATCCTTGGATCATTTTCAGCTTCATGGTCGTTTGCTGGTTGTACAAATTTCTTTTCAATAAGACGGCAACCGTCTTGGGTCTCATCAACGGTTTTGTATTTGCTGATATGACACAAAATGCCATTCACTTCGTTCTTCAGAAAATAAAGCTCATCTTTCTCATAAGCATCATAGCGCACATCAGTGATAATGTAATAGTCATAATTGGATTCTTCAATAGTTTTCTTTGCAAGGTCAATCCAATATCTTCCATTAGTCAATTTTCTTTGTGCATCTCCATACCAAACAAGCATAGGTCTAATAAGAGTTTTTTGCTCAGTTACTGGTGTAAACGCGGTGATACCAAGATTCTTTACAAGAAAATCATCCACTTGATATTTTAGAGGTTCGGCCAAAGCAACTCGTCTCACTGATTTACCAGCTTGTTGTAGTTTAGAAGCAAGTATTCCAGCGAATGTATCTTTACCTGCTCTTGCCACGCCGCTAAGACCAATAACTTTTTTGTTCGTCATAATCTCTCAAGATACCACTTGATTTGAAATGGTCAAGCCTTTTCCATCATCTCTTCAATTTGATCTTCGGAATATCCGTATTTTCTAAGTATACTTCGTACATCATCTCTGGGAATGAGTTTCATGTATTCAACAATATTTCGCGTGCTATCTTGAAAGTGAATGCACATCAATGTAAGTAATGACTTGTTGTATTTTTCTGTAGAATTCTTTATATATGGAAAATATCCTTTTCCTTTTGGTGTAGAAGCGATACACAGTCTGTAGAATTGTTCTGGAGACAATTTATCCTGATAATACTGTAAATCATTGATTACATCAATTAGATCGGTTTGCATGCTCAGAACTCTGCATACCATATAATTCGACCAAGTCTTCTTATCTTCATCAGAAAGAGTTTCAAAATACTTAGGATTTTTTCCCACACGTATTTCATTCACATGATCAAACAATGATCTTACTTTGGGTTTTGTTTCTTTTACTTTTTTCTTCATTTTTTCCAAATGCGCTTATCATATTGAACGAAGGTTACAAGACCCAGTGCATTTTTGGCATTTGACCATTTTCCATCAATTCCTTTTTGGGTAGCCATTTTTGTGTAAGCGGCATTCTCGGTTAAGTTGGACGGGTTGGAAAGATAAAATTTTCCACCAATATCCAATTTTCCAAATTCCATCATTTTTGGACCATCATTATTCGTTTTCATTTTCATCTCCATCTTTTATTTTTCTGCGTGTGAAGGCGACTTCATCATCGGCTTTAACTTTTTTATTATCAAAATTTTTGGCAGTTCTGCTTATATGTTGTTCTACTCTGTGTATTCTAGAATTGTGTTCCACGATTTTAGTATTAAATTTGTTATGATCATTTGAATTTTTCTTCAAATTATCAAATGCAACTTTTAGTGTTTCTGTTATGGCACTTCCTGCTTCTGCCAAGGATTTCTTATGTGTAATATCTTGTTCTTTCAACATACGCAATATTTTTACCTGCTTGTGCAGCAAGTAACCACAAATTGCATACAAAGAAAAAATTAATAGATATGTGAATTCCATAAAATATGGCCCACTATACTTCGGGGCAACTTTGTTGTCAAGATGCTATTTGAAACCCTCTTACTTCGGAGACATTATCCAAGAAATGAATCCAACTTGGATGATGTGCAATGTTTATTGTTGCACTAACAGGAATACTTTTTGGAGCATAAGGTTTACGAATGAGTCTAAGTCCAGCTTGTTCTGGTGTTTTATCCGCCTTCTTACTGTTGATATCTCTGTGGCACCATACCATATTCTCAAAAGTATTTTTACCACCTTGTGAACGTGGAATAACATGATCTACATTGCCTTCTTTCCAAGAAAGTGGTTTACCAGTGTATTGGCACACTCCACCGTCACGCTTGCGAATACTTTCCTTAGTAGGGCGGGGCTGAACCATTGGCATTTTACCATAGTTTGGCTGAATTATTACTCTTGGTACACGAAGTGTCATGTTACCAGTATGAATAGCAAGGTCATATTCACGGATAGGAAGTGTTTTCCAAATATCCCAAGTTACTGGATTTGTATTGGTTGGGCTGTTCCAATCAACACTGCCGTCAGAATCTATTTCAAATTCCATATCAATCGCGACAGCAGGAGCATTTTTTCCGCCGTCGCCACCTAGCATTGCTATAAAAGCATCTTTAACTGTCTTGGTGCCAATAGCTTGCCAAGAAGCATTCAAAGATAAAACTGGTTGATTGATAACATTCATTTCCATATCCTTTATATGGTATAACTATGACTTTTAATCTATAAAAAGTCAAGACTTATTTATCCAATTACTTTGATCTGAAAATATGGGTCAAAATCAATCTCCATATCACCATCAAACAATACAATGGTTCTATTTGCTTTTTGAACTACTAGGCTCACTACAAGTATTCTTCCAGAAGCACTTGGTACTCTATCTCCAATTACCAACCGCTTTGCTGCTTTCTCGACCAATTTATATGTTGTTTTTGCCATCATGTATAAATATTGTTATATGGCATCAAAGATGTCAATCTTCTTTTGTCGCTAAATGCCAATACCCACAATGATTGCATTTGTATGGCGTCTTCTCGGATCTATACTCCATAAATATTCTTTTAGCATCACGTAGCGCATCCGTGCGAGTTTCATATCCCATCTTACTCTCGCACGAACGCCTATGATGATCATTTGAGGACTTGGTATAGCAGTTTCTTGTAGTCATCGGCACCAATGTACTTCGCGTCAAGCATCTTGAATACAATAGCTGCTCTGCCTGTGCTGCCATACGCTTGTAATATTTCTGCTGCTGCTTGCTTACGAGGAATATTGATACGACGGAACGAAAAAAGAACCAAAGCATCCATTATCTTTTTCACTTCCTTCATAGCATCACAGATACGAGATGCGTGACCTTGCGCCATTGTTGCGATTTCGTAATCAAACTTTTCAGTAAGATACTTGAAGAAATCAGGATATCCAGTTGCTTCAGGCGAAATTTTATGACGCTCCATGAACCAATCAATATACACATCAATAACTTTGTCTATGCTAGAAATTTCACTCTTTGCTCTATGAAGATACAAATAGTGTGCGCTCTTTACTTTACGAATGCACTGCTCTTCCTTGTAATATACACAAAGACCTTCTTGATCACGTAATGCTTCCACGCTAGTCTTCATCTCCTCAATAGAGTCATATGAATAAAGCTTTGGACGACGAAGCTGAAGCTGTGATGCAACAGTGCTTAGTCCATCTTGTGACATCATAGAATAATCGTTGTGAAATATCACGCCGATTAAAACCATATCTGGGTCGTTTCCGTAGTCCAATACAATACGGTTAGATGGTGATAACCATTCAAAGATGTAAGAAACAGAAGTGTTTTCTTGTGCTTCTATAAATTCAAAAAACTTATCATACTTTTCACGCAAAAATGTAAGCTCGTCGGCGTTTG